CACTCTTGATGCTGAAGATAAAAAAAGATACGGTGATACCTCATTGCCCTTGCCTGTGGCCGAAATCAACAAACGCATCAACGGCGATGAACAACAGATAGATCCCGAAAAATTTCCCAGAGTAGTGCATCCTATCGCAGATAGATTTCTTGAACAAGGCCTATTAGAAGATGATGTCAGGGGTTTTACTACATCATCCCCAAGACGAGAAGCCCCTTGCATGGTGTTTGGTATTTCTACTCCAGGTCCTCTAGATCGCAGAGTTGGTGCAAAAAAACAGCAGATAGGCAAGTCAGACAGTTTGGCCACGGTGCCTGTGAGTAGACTAGGTGGCACACAGTTGGTCATGGATGATGGCAATGACAGATTTCATAGAGCCACCTCCGCTGCTGACGGACCGGTAAAGTACATTGATCTATTAGACGCAGAAAATCAACGAAAGGGCGATACTGGTTCTGCAACTATACCAGCTAGCGAATACTTTAGAGTAAGAACTAGGACTGGCCATCAAATCTTGATGCATAATTCAGAAGACCTAATCTATATTGCCAATGCTAGAGGAACAGCATGGATAGAACTTACCAGTAATGGCAAGATAGATGTATATGCTCAAGACAGCATCAGTGTGCATACTCAACAGGATCTCAACATACGTGCTGACCGCGACATAAATCTAGAAGCCGGTAGAAATATTAATATGAGAACTGAAACAGGTAAGTGGCATGCGGAAATTGCCACAGACATGGAGTTTTTAATCAACGCAGATGCCAAGCTCACTGTGGGTGCCAATCTTGACATACTAGTAGGAGCCAAGACTAAAATATCCACCAACAACGATTTAGATATTGCATCCGGAGCAGAAACTAAGATCAGTTCTACAGCGGATATCAGTTTAGGCAGTGGCGCAGAAGTCAAACTCAACGGCACTAAAATCAATTTCAACGGTCCAAACAATGCAGAAACTGCTGCGGCTGCTGATTACGTGAGACCATACGATCTCAGAGACAATCCAGCCACAAGCTCAGCAGCAGGTTGGGATCAGCGTTATCAAGCAGGCATTGTGAAAAGCTTCATGAAACGCATACCCATGCATGAACCTTGGGCTCTGCATGAACACCGAGCACCGGATCTGCTAACACCAGATAAAACTGACAGGAACACCTAATCATGGCAACGAGATTATACAATCAACAAACAGCAGCACAGCGTTCTGCCACAGTGACGCAGAATCAAGGACAATTCACCTACAAAGGATTCAGTTCCAGTGAAGCCAACAAGAACTTCAAACTCTATGATATCAATCTTGTCAAGCAGGATTTAATCAATCATTTTTATATCCGCAAGGGCGAAAAATTAGAAAACCCAGAATTCGGCACAGTGATCTGGGACATGCTGTTTGAACCTTTTACCCCAGACGTCAAAGAAATCATAGCCAAGGATGTAGAAGCTATCATCAACTATGATCCTAGATTCGCAGTCACTGAAATCAACATAGACAGCACAGATCAAGGCATGCGAATTCAGGCAGATTTAGTCTATATTCCATTCAATATCACAGAACGCATGACCTTGAATTTTGACAAAAACAATAGTGTGATTAACTAAGCAGTTTATTTTTAAGGGTAAATATTGGTATGACCACAACCAGCAGACAAAACAACCTCATACTGAATCAAGATTGGACCAGGATATATCAGACGTTTAAAAACGCGGATTTCCGCAGCTACGACTTTGAAAATCTGCGCAGAGTTATCATCACGTATCTACGTGAAAATTATCCAGAAGATTTCAATGACTACATAGAAAGTTCTGAATACATGGCATTGATTGATGCAGTGGCATTTCTAGGACAGAGTCTAGCATTCCGTATAGATCTTGCCAGCAGAGAAAATTTCATTGAACTTGCAGAAACCAAAGAAAGTGTGCTGCGCATAGCTCGAATGCTGAGTTATAATGCCAAACGCACTGTGGCTGCAAGCGGCTTATTGAAATTTTCTACAATCAGAACCACTGACACTATCTTAGACAGCAACGGAAAAAATCTTGCTCAGCAACTGATAACCTGGAACGATCCTACCAACGCTAACTGGCTGGAACAATTTCTCACTGTGCTGAACTCGTCCATGGCAGACAACACAGAATTTGGTCGCAGTCAAGGATCTGCGATCATACAAGGCATTCCTACAGAACAATATAGATTCCGCACAGCAAACACAGATGTGCCTTTGTTTTCCTTCTCTAAAACTGTGGCCAGTAGAAGTGTGAATTTTGAAATAGTAAGCACAGCTTTTAAAAACAGTGAAAATATATACGAAGAACCTCCAGTGCCGGGTAATCAATTAGGATTTGTGTACAAGAATGATGGATCTGGACCAGGAAGTGCCAACACAGGATTTTTTATACTGTTTAAACAGGGCAGCTTGGAATTAGCAGATTTTACAGTAGCCGTGCCGACCACCAATGAAAAAATTGCTGTAGACGCAGGCAACATCAACAATGATGACGTATGGTTGTTTTCTTTGAATTCACAGGGCGCCCAGTTAGAGGAATGGACCAAGGTATCTTCTTTAGTGGGCAACAACATAGCATATAACAGCATAACACAAGACATACGTAACATCTATGCTATCAACACCAAAGAAAATGACAACATTGATCTTGTGTTCGCTGACGGCGTCTACGGTAATTTGCCACAGGGATCGTTCAGAGTATTTTATAGAACCAGCATTGGGTTATCATATACCATATACCCAAATGAGTTGAAAGGAATCAATATTTCGGTAGTGTACCGCAACAAAAATAACGTAGAACATACACTGACTATTGGCCTTGCTCTACAGAATACAGTGGCCAATTCCGCAGCTTCGGAAGACATAGATACCATTCGTGCCAATGCTCCTGCAGTCTATTACACTCAAAATAGAATGATCACCGCAGAAGATTATAATCTTGCACCACTGCTAGGATCACAGAACATTGTAAAAATCAAGGCAGTAAACAGAACCAGCAGCGGCATCAGTAGAAATTTTGATATCTTAGATGCCACCGGCAAGTACAGCAGTATCAATGTGTTTGGCAGTGACGGATACATTTACAAACAACAAGACGAATCTGTACTGTCGTTTAAATTTACAAATAGAATAGATATTATCAATTTTATTAGACGAAATCTAGAACCTGTATTCACTGATTCTGAAATTTATAATTTTTATTTTACAAAATTTGATAAAATATTATTCACTGATGCCAACACAGTATGGCAATCTATTTCTACAGCAACCAGCACAGGTTATTTTAAAAATATTATAGATAATTCGCAGCTGCCGGTTGGAGTATATTCAACCAGCAATTTAAAATATGTGTTGACTAATGCAGCCGTGAAATTTACAGCACCCACAGGCAGCAGATTTAAAAAAGGAAAACTGGTCCCAGCCGATGTTAATGACGCAGATCAAACAGATTATATATGGACTAAAATAATCAAAGTCACTGGGGACGGAACTTATATTAAAGGTCTTGGTCCTATATTATTGAATATTGCTGTGCCAACAGGAGCCATTGCTACTAGAATATTACCAAGATTTATCAATGATTTGCCCGTAGCTCTTGAAACAGAAATTGTCAATCAGATATTTGAAAATCAAAATTTTGGATTGAGATACGAATCCACTGAATCACAGTGGAAACTAGTTACCAGCAACAATCTTAATCTTGTAGATGATTTCATCCTTGGCAAGGCCGGAGACACCACAAGTACAAACGTTGACAGTTCTTGGATAGTGGCTTTTGTCAAACAACCTGATAGTTACACCGTTAGAATTAGAAAGCTTGGTTATATTTTTGGCAGTGTGAATCAGAATAGATTTTATTTTGATGTAAATGAAAAACGCTACAATGACCAGATAGGAGCAGTGGTCAAAGATCAGATCAAGGTTCTTGGTGTTAATACCGGAAAAGATTTCGTCACTCAATTGGTTCAAGATTTTGCATTCGAAATCAGTGATACACTAAAGTTTGATGACGGGTATGAAAGCACCAGTGAAATTAAATTGAGTTTCAAAGATTCTGACGATGACGGTGTGATAGATAATCCTGAATCATTTGAAAATATAGTAGGTGTTGACACAGATTTAAATTTTCTATTTTTTAAAAGCTCAAACGATATATACGGCAGCAGAATCAACACATTAGTTGATAACACTACAGATCTTATATTAGTAAGAGACAAACAGGACAATGTGGATCTAACAGATTCTTTAACATATCCTGATCAACAACTAATTTATTTTTATGATATCAGTGAGAATATAATCAAACGTGTGAATCGAACAACCAACACTCTAGACATTGCCAATGAATATTCTGCAGCAGTAGGTAGAAGAAATCTCAAATTTCAATACATACACAACGCCAGCGTTGATAGAAGAATAGATCCTTCTTCGAGTAATATCATTGACATTTTTCTATTAATTAGAAGTTATGATGAAAGCTATAGAATATATCTGGCAGGAGGCACAGACATGCAACCAGTAGCGCCTACCAGCGAGGCCTTGAGAACAACATTTGGTTCTGCACTGTCCTCGATAAAAAGCATAAGTGATGATATAATATATCATCCCGTTAAATACAAAATTTTGTTCGGGGCCAAGGCAGATCCTGCTCTCCAGTCGATATTCAAAGTTGTTAAAAATCAAAATTTATCTATCAACGATAATGATCTCAAGGTAAGAATTATTTCAGCAATCAATAATTTCTTTGATATTAATAATTGGGATTTTGGAGACAGATTCTACATGGGTGAACTTACCACATATATCTTGAATACAGTAGCACCAGATTTGGCAAATATTGTTATTATTCCAAGGCAATCTAGTCAAGCATTTGGCAGCCTATTTGAAATACAAAGCAGCCCTGATGAAATTTTAATCAGCGCCGCTACAGTGGATGATATAGAAATTGTGTCCGCAATCACAGCGTCCGAAATAGGCATAAGAACAAACACAAGTGTGCAATCTGAAAATACACAGATCACAACATATCAGACCAGCAGTAGCACATCGTCAAGCAGTGGAGGATCCTATTAATGGCTGCTGATAAATTTCCCAATAGTCAACTACCTATACGTAGATCAGTAGAACTACTGCCTGTAATTTTTCAAACCCCTGCCAATGATAAATTTTTATCTGCAGTGGTCGATCCGCTAATACAACCTGGCGTGTTGGATAAAGTTGTAGGATACCTGGGTCGTAGATATGATAAAACCTACAACGGCAAAGATGTGTATGTTGACACGGATGCTACATTGAGAAGTAGTTACCAACTTGAACCTGGTGTGATATTTAAAAATCATGATAAAATAGAAAATTTCTATGATTATATAGATGTAAAAAATCAACTGAAATTTTTTGGAAATACTATTGAACGAGATGATAAGATAACCGGCCAAACCCACTACTCGTGGAATCCTCCAATAGATTGGGATAAATTTATAAACTACCGTGAATACTATTGGGAACCATTAGGTCCGCGTAGTATCAATATCACAGGGCAAACTGCAGACACCGTCAGCACATACAAAGTTGTGCTAGGCACCACAAAAAATTCATTTGTTTTTAGCCCTGACAGTTATACAAATAATCCCACAGTAACTTTATTTCGCGGTCAAACTTATCAATTTAAAATAAATGCCCCAGGCGAAGGATTCAGCATACGCACAAATTTTGATACAGGATCGCTGCTGTTTCGACCCAATGAACTATATCGCGCAGGTAGTTTTGCTGTATATGATTCCAAACTATGGCGAGCAGTTCGTGATATCACAGTGCTAGATGCTAGTTCAATCACTATCGATAGCCAAGATTGGCAATTTGTAGAATCTGCCAATCAAGGCACAGCATTGATATTTGACAAAGGCGTGACAAACAACGGGATTGAAAATGGCACATTGAGTTTTACTGTACCGTATGACGCACCTGATGTTCTGTACTATCAAAGTAAAATTACCGCCGATGCCTTTGGAAGATTTGTCATCGCTGATATTGAAGAAAATACATTTGTCAATGTAGAATTAGACATAATTGGAAAAATCACATATACCAGCGGTAATGGTGTTGAATTCTCAAACGGTATGATTGTAGAATTTACCGGCAAGGTAGTGCCTACAAAATATGCTAAGGATTATTGGTTGGTAGAAGGCGTCGGGACAGCTATTACATTGACAAGATTTAGAGATTTGACGGTGCCTGCGTTGAGTGCAAATGTACCCGAAGTATTGTTTGACAATGAGGGATTTGACACTCAACCGTTTGATGATGCTACAGAATATGCTGCATTTAAAGATTATATCACTATTTCTAGAAACAGTGCAGACAACAATCCGTGGAGCAGATATAATCGTTGGTTCCATAGATCAGTATTGGAAAAAGCCTACAAATTACGTGGCGAAGATTTTCCAGCCACAGAAACTTCAAGAGCAAAACGGCCTATAGTTGAATTTTTACCTAACCTACAACTGTTTAATCACGGAACCACAGCAAAAATACCTGTGGATTATATTGACTTAACAACCACTGACGTATTTTCAACCATCGAAGGATCACCAGGATACAACATAGACGGTGAATTTTTATTTAACGGTGCAAGAATCTTAGTGGTATCAGACACTGACAGATTATCAAATAATAAAATATACTCAGTGCAATTTATCACTCATAATAATTCTACACAGATACATTTACAGGAAACTGAAGATACTGAATCAATACTTGGACAGGGCGTGTCTGTTACCCGAGGCAATAAAAACAAAGGGTTAATGTATCACTTCGACGGTTCAAATTGGGTAGCCAGTCAACGGAAAATCACGGTGAATCAATCACCATTATTTGATGTATTTGACAGTGCTGGAATAAGCTTCGGAGATTCTGCTAGTTATTCTGATACAGAGTTTTTGGGTTCACCTATACTTAGTTATAAGCCCGGCAATGGTAGGATTGACAGCGAGTTGGGTTTTAGACTAAGTTATCTCAATATAGATAATATTGGAGACATTGAATTTAATTGGAATTGGGAGACACAACTATTTCGATACAACGTTGATAAAAAACCCGTAGCACAACAAATCTCCACTGGTTTTTATAGAGTTGGATCCGATGTATTTGCCAATGGTTGGCAGAAATTAGACGCAGAGTATACACAACCAATCATAGACAATCGAATAATAGACACGGCAACTGATACCTTGACTTTCAGAACCGTGAGCTGGGAAAGTCTCACAGCCGAACCAGAAATAAATTTTTATCTAAACGGAAGCAAATACCAAGGCACTTGGACAAGAAATCAAGGTACATTTGTATTTGACAAAACGTTTGCCGCCAAAGACGTGGTTGTGATAAAGATAATTGCTGATATAGAACCCGATCAAGGTTATTATGAAATGCCAGTGGGTATAGAAAAAAACCCTTTCAACACAGCAATCGAGTCGTTCACTCTGGGGCAAGCAACCGATCATATTGCAAGTGCGGTGGAATGGATGAATGATTTTACTGGGGTTTTACCGGGACTAAGTAACCTCAGAGACTTGCAAGACTACAGATTCTATGCTTCAAGATTTTTAAAACACAGCGGTAATGCCCCCTTGGCAGTTATGACATTATGCGATAAAACACATAATATAATCAAAGCTGTACAACATGCCAAAAAAGAATATACAATTTTTAAAAATAATTTCTTGCAACGATCTACGGAAATTGATTACAATGACGCAGTAAATGACTTTGTAGATGATATCATTAACAGTCTCACAGCGGTAAAAACTGAACAGGATGCTTTCGCTGATTCAGACATGATAGGCACAGGAGCGTTTACTGCATTAACCACGGTGGTAGAAGACACAGGAATATTGACATTTAGTTTGTCGCAGTCATTTGATTTGACAAGGCCCAGTACCAGAGCAGTGTATGTGTATAAGAACGGCATACAATTATTGAATGATGTTGATTATGCGTTTGACGGCACATTTAGCTTTGTGAAATTACTAGTAACACTAGCAGTATTAGATGTAATAGAAATTAGAGAATATCTCAGCACAGCTACTAATCATATTCCACCTACACCTACATCTATGGGGCTGTACAAAAAATACACTCCTAAAAAGTTTCTTGATGACACATACCAAGAGCCTAGACAAGTTATACAAGGACACGACGGTAGTATCACAGCGGCGTTTGGTGATTTTAGAGATGACCTATTGCTGGAATTGGAATTGCGTATCTACAACAATATCAAGCAGGAATACGATCCTGCAGTATTTGACATAGATAAAATATTAGCCGGAAATTACGGAGTTGGCGAATATAACAAAAAACAATTAGACAGTATTGTAGTTCAAGATTTTCTAAAATGGATACAAAATACCAATATAAATTACACATTAAATGAATATTTTGACAGTGAAAATGCCTTCACTTACACATATTCGAATATGTCCGACCCCACTAAAACCAAGAATATTCCTGGTTACTGGAGGGGAGTGTACCAGCACTTCTATGACACAGATAGGCCTCATCGTTGCCCCTGGGAAATGTTGGGGTTCAGCGAACGACCCGATTGGTGGCAGACACAATATGGCCCTTCTCCATACACCAACAACAATTTAATCCTATGGGAAGATCTCGAAGCAGGAATTATTCGCCAAGGAGCTAGGGCCGGTAGGCATGATAGATACAAACGTCCTGGCCTGCTATCGCATATCCCTGTGGACGGAGATGGAATGTTATTAAGTCCGTTGGATTCCAATCTTGCGCAAGATTTTTCTTTGATTAACAATCGTGGAACATTTGTGCTAGGTGATATATCTCCGGTTGAATATGCTTGGAGATCTAGTTCGGAATGGCCGTTTGCAATTATCACAGCCATGTGTCTCATGAAACCATTTGAATATATTCCTGATAATTTTGATCGATCAATAATTACTAAAAATAAACTAGATCAATACATTGATAAAAACACAGGATTGTTTGTCACTGTGGCTGATATTGCGTCAAACATTTCAGATGCTAACACAGTGGGCCTAGTAAAATACATCACCAGTTATGCAAAATCACAAGGATTATCTGCAGACAGCCTGCAGGAAAAAATTGAAAAACTGGATGTGGCTCTTAGTTTTAGAATGAGTGGGTTCGTAGATCAACAACAGCAGAAATATTTATTAGACTCTAAAAATCCCGCGGCAACAACTGCTAGTATTTTCATACCTCCCGAAAACTATGACATCGTATTCAACGTAAGCAGCCCGATAACCACGATCAGTTATAGTGGAGTGAGATTAGAAAAAACCACAGGTGGCTGGATAGCAGCAGGGTATGATGACATACATCCCTACTTTAACTATCATCAACCCCAGGCCAGTGAAAAAGATCCTGTAATTTCTGTGGGTGGCGTGAGCGAGTCGTTTACAGATTGGATAGAAGAAAAAAACTACAACAACGGAGTGTTGGTACGATATCAAAGCAATTTTTATCGTGCATTAAAAACACATCGTAGCGGAGGAGATTTCGACCGTGCGCAATGGCAGAAACTAGGAGATGTGCCAAAGATAGGCGCTGTAGAAGCAAAGCGTCGACGCATATTTAACACCATCACTGTGCGACAATTAAGTTACGGAACACTGCTTACAAGTATACAACAAGTGATAGATCTGCTGCTGGGTTATGAAAGCTATTTGAAAACACAAGGAATTGTATTTGATAATTATGATCCTCAAAACGCCACCAGTCAAGATTGGCTTAGTGCTTCAAAAGAGTTTATGTTCTGGACCAAGCACAACTGGGAATCAGGGGCAATCATAGCACTAAGTCCTGCGGCCCAAAAATTAGAAATTTCTGTATCTGTCGGTACTGTAGATAATATCATAGATGGATTTTATGATTACCAGATATTGAAAGGCGACGGAACAGCACTGGCTCCCAGATTTCTAAATGTCAATAGAAGTTTTCAAAACATAAAATTAGAAACTACCAACACCACTGATGGTATATATTACGCACGATTGCATTATGTGATTAAAGAGCATGTCACAGTGTTTGATGATCGTACAGTGTTTAATGACATAATCTACGACAAATCTACAGGATATCGGCAAGGACGCATAAAAATGCAGGCATTCCGAACCGTGGACTGGGACGGAGATTATACAAGTCCGGGTTTTATATTTGACAATGTTAATATAGATGTGTGGAAACCATTTAAAGATTACAAACTCGGGGATATAGTATCTTACAAATCAAATAATTACACCAGCCTAGTGAACCAACTAGGTTCGGAAATATTTATTAATTCAACATGGGCTAAATTAGACTCCACCCCAGTCAAGCAACTTGTTTCAAATTTTGATTACAAGATTAATCAGTTCAGTGATTATTTTGAAACTACATCACAAGGTATTAATCAAAGCCAACGTGAACTTGCTAGACACGCTGTGGGATATCAACAGAGAGATTATCTGCAGAATCTAGCAGAAGACAGTGTAAGTCAATTTCAACTGTATCAAGGATTCATCAGAGAAAAGGGCACATCCAACAGTATTACCAAAATATTTGACAAGCTGAGTAGATCCGGTGCAGGCAGTATTGTTCTCAACGAAGAGTGGGCATTTAGGCTGGGTCAGATGGGCGGCACAGATCAATTCACAGAAGTTGAAATACAGTTGGAAAAAAATAAATTCAAACTAAATCCTCAACTTCATATTTCTAGTCTCTCAATAGCCGACACTGTTCTAGATCCGTATTATCGTGTCACTGCTAATGATTTCACCATTGCTCCTGTGCCTTACACAGTGGATTTTTTACCCACCACACTGCAGACTGATCCGCTGTTTACAGCAGGGTATGTCAGTGCAGCACAGTTTCAACACACTGTTAAAAATCTAGATGCGTTGACCACACTAGATATCGACACAGTCAATGAAGCTGATCACATCTGGGTGACATTTTATCAAGATTCGTGGCAGATGCTACGAGTAAATGAATCTGTGCTGCTTTATGTTTTGGAAGTGGTCAGAATAGATGACACCACAGTTATATTGACACTAAATCGTCCGCATGCTATAGCAGTTGATGATTTTATAGGTATTCGTGAAATTTTCAATCTAAAAGGATTTTTCAAAGTCAGTTCAGTGACTAATACAACTATCACAGTCACAGTGAACTCAGATATAGAAGATCCTGAAATAGACAGCAGCACCACAGCTAATCTGCAGTTATTGACTGTTGCTAGATTTTTTGATTATTCTAATATAGATCAACAGGCCGCAGCACTGTTAAAAAACAAATCTTTGGTTTTCATAGACAACAACAGCAACGATCAATGGGAAGTTGTTGAAAAGAATAAAATTTATTCAGCAAAAAACATAGACGCCGTTGGTATATCTGCTCCACTAGGCGCCGGTACGAAAGTAATTTATGACAATGTCAATAGACATACGATTATCGCTATTCCTAATTCAGGATTTGTCAATGTGTATGTTGAGGACAGCACCGGACTTGTGTTGAAACAGATCATTGCGCCACCGGTGGGCTTTTATGAAGCAGCACTAGGATCATTCGGTGAAAAAATGGCAGTTAGTCCGGACGGCAGATATCTAGTAATAGGTGCTCCTAGAGCCAGCGGAGTAACCAATAGATATCGAGGTGAATGGGCAGTGGATGTATTTTATGCACAGGACGACATTGTGTTGTACGGCGGTAGATTATATCGAGCACTAAACTCTAACACAGCAGCCGTTGACGGCAGTTCAGAAATAGCTATAAATTCAGATGACTGGATCCCACACACCACTGTTATTCCCGCACAGACCTCTGCGGGAAATTCTGGATATTATCAACAGGGCATGGTAGCTATCTATGAATTTGTCAGTGGAAGATACACCAATGTCACTGCATTTGTGAGTCCTCGACCTACTGACAATGAAAAATTTGGATCAGAAATTACCATCGGAGTGAACGGAACTGAATATTATCTAGCAGTGTCTGCCATAGGTTCGTACAATAACACAGGCAGAGTATATCTTATCAAGCACACCGGTACAGAGTGGACACACATGGAGAACCCTCTTTACAGAGGTATCTACAATCTAACCGATTCCTACAAGCAAGATGAAATAGTATGGCAGGCAGCACAAGATCCTATTTTAGAAACAGTGCGAGGTAATCTATGGCAGAGTCTAGATGGGTCAACATCAGATGGCAGCACCATCACACTTGATTCACAGAATTGGCTCAAAGTCAGCGATATATCAACTCACTGCTCTCTACCAACAAATATCTCTGTAGAGGATGACGGATCCACCCAGGAGTTTACTACCACAGGCCTATTAACCAATACACAAAAAGCAGAATTAATCAAGCAGGGCGATCAGTTCGGATCTTCCATGGCCATGAGCAGAGACGGCAGCATCTTAGTTATAGGCGCTCCAGACAGCGATGGACAGTATTTTGCGAACTATCGCGGACTGTGGCGAGCCGATGTAGAATATGTAGAAGGGGAGACTGTGAGATTTCAGGATTCGCCCGGCGCATATCAATATTATCAATTGGGAGATGCATTTTTAGGACCAGACAGCACATACCGCAGCTACAATGAAGATCCTTCATCGAGTGCTAATTGGCAACAGGTGGGAGATAGCACCACAACACCTAGCGGTAAAATTTTTGTTTACAAGAAAACAGTGTACGATTCGTATGAATTTGTTCAGATGGTCAATGCAGGCACACTGTCGTCATTCACTGATATAGATTCTGGACTGGTAATAAGCACAGGGGATCAATTTGGATTTGCCATGGATCTAGATGCCAACGGAAATACTCTTGTGGTGTCTAGTCCGAGATCAGACGTGAATTATCAAGACCAGGGTGCTGTTTATGTATTTGAATTAGATCAACAAACAACTGAATTCCGTGTCAAACAGCGTCTGCAGAGTTATGAAATTTACGCTAATGAATATTTTGGTTTTGCGGTTTCGATAAGCCCAGACAAGTCTAAAATAGCAGTTGGTGCTAGAAATACCAAAACACCTTTTCCTGTTAGTTTTGATATATTAGAAGGCACAACATTTGATAATGCAAGAACTAGATTTTACATCGAGCAAGGCTTTACCGGCGGTGTTTATGTGTTTGACAACAAAGATCAGTTGTTTTTTCTCACAGAAAAACTAGACAGTGATTTACAGGCAGACGAATCATTTGGACATAGCATAGACTGTGTGGGTACAAAATTACTAGTAGGATCGCCCTACTTTAAAAACACAGACACAAACTCATATGAAGGCACAGCTCGGCTATTCACAGCCAGCGCAGATGCAAGCTGGTCTGTGCTTACAAGTCAACAACCGTTGGTAGATTTAAGAAAAATTAAAAAAATTGAACTCTATGACAATGTGAAAAATACAAAAATACAAGACATAGATTTCATTGACGCTGCACGTGGAAAAATTCTCAATATTGCCGAACAAGAAATAAAGTATAAAACTCCATACGATCCTGCGGTGTATTCTATAGGCACAGCTGACGTGGTAGTAGATACCACTATAAACTGGTTAGAAAAAAATGTAGGAAAACTATGGTGGAATACCAGCACCGCAAAATTTCAATATGCAGAACAAAAAGACTCTGCGTATAAAACAGGAAATTGGAATCAACAGGTAACAGGCTCAAGCATAGATGTGTATGAATGGGTCGAGACTGTGTTGTTGCCTAATGAATGGGCAGCTTTAGCAGATACCAATGCAGGACTTGTTCAAGGAGTCAGTGGTCAGCCGTTGTATCCCAACAATGATGTTTACAGTGTGAAATTTTTCTTTAGCCCAACTACTGGACTCGTGGCAGAAACATTATATTATTATTGGGTAAGAAGCAAAGCTGTCACACCTAGCAACATGCCAGACAGAACAAAATCTGCTGCAGATGTTGCTGGGTTAATTTCTAATCCAGCCGGATCAAATCTTGCGTTTGTGGCATTGATAGAATCCAATAAGTTCCTCACATACAATTTCAAAACCATCATGCTGTCCGATACAGCATTGCTCAACTTACAAATACGCAGCAGTTTGGAATCACAGAATCCGATTCACAACGAATACCAACTGCTCACAGAAGGAGTAGCTGATAATGTGCCTTCTGCCAAGTTAGAGAATAAATGGATTGACAGTCTTGTTGGTTCAGATATAGTTGGAAATACAATACCCGATATCAATCTTCCAGCTAAACAAAAATATGGTATAGATTTTAGGCCCCGCCAGTCTATGTTTGTAAATAGGCTTTTAGCATTACAGATTGTAATAGAATATATCAATAAGATATTGATAAATGAAACCTTTGCTGAAACCATAGAATACATCAATTTAAACAAAGTGGATGCAGCTCCTGGTGTCGTTCTTAATGTATATGATATTGCAGTAGACACTGAAATAGATCTGCAGACAGTGGGCACAGTGAACACGAAACGTGCTATGCTTCGTGGTAATTTAATCAATGGCGAATTAGACACAATAGATATAATTGATCCGGGATATGGATACAAGCCTAAAGAATTATTTGATCAAGAACAACTTGGAATTTATATTGGTCCTCCGGTGACGATCACCGGCGATGGATTGAATGCCACAGCAATATGCCACATTGATGGACAAGGCAGAGTAATAGCTGTGGTAGTTACCAATCGTGGCAAGAAATACAGCGTGATCAAAGTTGAAGTGAGATATTTTTCTGTGTTAGTAACCAATGACACAACGCTGAATAATTTCTGGAGTATATATTCTTGGGATGATATACGTAAGACATATTTCCGTAGTAGATCACAGGCATTTGACACGACAAAATATTGGAATAAAGTAGATTGGTTTAGATCCGGATACAGTGTAAATCTACGTGTGGTTAGGGAATATTCTAATATTTTTGAAGTCATAGATACTCTTGTAATCATAGGTGATATAATAAAAGTCAAAGAATATGCCGCAGGAGGCTGGGCAATATTTGAAAGAACACAAGCAACAGGACAAACATTTTTAGATAGGTATGTGTTAGTAGCAAGACAAAATGGCACGATACAACTTGACTCCGCACTGTATAACGCAGATGTGACTGGGGTAGGGTTCGACAACACGCAGGCATTTGATACCACCACCTATGACATTGAAAATTCGCAAGAACTTAGAAATATTTTCGCAGCAGTAAAAGAAAATATATTTGTCGGAGATTACACGGTAGAATGGAACAAACTGTTCTTTGCCTCTATTAGACATGTTCTCAGTGAGCAACAATATGTTGATTGGGTTTTCAAGACCAGTTTTCTCAACGCCACACATAATATAGGAGCTTTTGAACAGAGGGTTAATTACAAAAATGACAATTTAGAAAGTTATCAAGAATACATCAGCGAAGTAAAGCCTTTTAGAACCACCGTTCGTGAGTATGTCAGTAGGTACGACACAGTTGAAACTCACGGATCGTCAGTGGCCGACTTTGATTTACCGCCAGCATATTCTATATTCGACGGTCGAGCCAACCCGGTCAATTCTACATCTGATGAAATATCACAGTACCCATGGAAATGGTGGGTAGATAATAAAGGCTTTGCAGTCACAGCTATAGAAGTATATCAGCAGGGCACAGCATATCTCACTCCGCCTAAGGTATTGATAGAAGGCAACGGCGTTGGCGCAACTGCTCGCGCATTTATATCAAATGGTAAAGTATCGGGTATACAGATATTGACTCAGGGTATGGGATACCTCACAGCCCCTATAGTTACATTGGTAGGAGGAAACTCATCTACTGCTGTTCAAGCTCGAGCCACGGCAATCATAGGCAATTCTCAAGTGCGTGTGTTTGATGTGTCTTTGAAATTTGATAGGCTTTCAGTCAACGGCATCTATGAAAATTTTTCGCAGACACAGACATTTACTGCCAGTGGTAGTAGTTCTGTATTCTTGTTGAATTATGCGCCGACCAATGATAAAAATCGAATCAGAGTAACTAAAAAAATATTCTCCACACAAAAAACACAAGTGGTTCTAGGCAGCGAATTTCAGATATCACTGTATTATCAAAGCACTGGTGGTTATAAATTGCTGCGTGGAAAACTGGTGTTTAATCAAGCCCCGTTGATAGGTGACGAAATCACTGTGATTTTTGATAAGAACATAACACTGTTTGATGCTGTGAACAGGATCCAACAAATCTACACACCAAAAGCAGGGATGATAGGAAAAGAAATTAATCAGCTGATGACAGGAATTGATTTTGGCGGAGTGAGAATACAGGGCACAACATTTGACGTCACTGGAGGGTGGGATGCGTTACCTTGGTTTACCGACAGTTGGGATTCAGTTGAAGCCAGCGCAGATTACTATTTCATAGTAGATGGTATTACAGCATTTGTAGATTCCACAGAGATATATTTGAAAAATGAAATTGTAGAAGTAAAT